CCCGTACAACCAAACATCTGTATCGTTAATATTTTGTGCCTCAATAGCAATCTTTTGATTAGCTGATGGACTTGCAACATTAAATTCATTAGATTGCATTTTTCCTTGTCTAAAATGTAAAAAATATCCGGAGTTAGAACTGTTAGCGCCACGCCCGTCTTCTCTATACAAAAATGCTAAACTAGTTCCTGGAACAGGATTTTCTTCAATAATATTATTCAACTCTGTATCAATACCTGTTGATACAACTTCAAACTGCGTAGGTGAGCCGTTCACTGCTTTTGTGAATCCAAATATAGGAACATCATCTTGTCCGCCATTAACTCTATATTGCTGTGTTAGGACACCATTTATAACTTTACTTTGTGCAGGCTTACCAATTGTTCCGTTTTGCGGAAGTGCTGAATTAAGCACACGTCTAAATTGTTCTGCCCAATTTGAGTTACTAGGATCGTTCCATATAATTGTTTGTTCAGCTAAATTACTGCCGTTGCTATCTACGAGACTTTCAGTTGTGCTAACTGTTTCAAATTTTAATAGACCGTTTGCCGCCTGGTTACGTCTTGGATTGTATGAAAGCATACGTGCTAAACGTAGAACTGATTCTCTACGTTCTGCTAATTCTAAAAAGTTTTCTCTTGCGTTTAGATCAACTCTATAACTTATATTTTGTCCTAAAAACGCAATCATATCGATTAATGCAAGATACTCTGATGTATCAATATAATCGTTAAAATCTTCTGGGTAGTTTTGCCTTAGATAGGTGATCATTGCACGTCTTAACGTGTCAAAATCATAGCTACGAAATTCTGCATTCCGATAGCTTTGGTATACTTTTGTCCAATCTTCTGCAAGTAGCAGTCTATTTTGTCTGTCGGTTGATGACATTGATTATCCTTCTATAAGCTCTACTGTATTTATTACAAACGATAATACTAGTAGTTAATTGTGTCACACCAATCCAACATTTTTATCAAATTGTAGCCTTAAACTTTCGCTAATATTATAATCTAAGTACATTAACGTACATTCAATTTGTAATCCTGATTCGAATTCAGTTACTTGTATTGCTGTAGCTCTAGTTCTAGGATCATAATTCACAATATTTGTTACATTTGTTGTAATGGCATCTTTAAGTTCTGTAGTTAAAGGTTCAAACAATGCGTCCCATATAATACAACCAAACGTTGGGTCGGATAGTTTTTCTCCTTGTCGAATATTAAGGTGATTAAGTAGATTTTGCTTAATTAATGAAATATCAAACTGCTGGAACGTGTTGTTCTCTGGATTGACTGTGCTGAATCCCCTATAGGCTTTTTGCTTAATAGGTGGGGCTTTTTCTCTTTTAGGAGTTACTTTAATTGTTTTGTATAAATCTTGCGCCATAATAATATTTACCTATTCTAAGGACCAGCAAAAACTGTATCGCTTCCTGTTGAAACACTTGTACAAGCTGTTATAGCATCTCCTACTCGTCCTACTCCTTTACCATTAGCAAATACTTCCGTACTGCCTGTTGTAATAGGCTTTGCATGTGTACCGCACGGTGCTGGTGGAACATCATGAGATGTGTTGTTATCGTCTTGTCGAGATACTCCTGTTCCGTTTACAAATACATCACCACTACACTCATCTCTTTTTGGTGTTGAGCAATGTGGAACATCTTCGTCTACGCTATCACCCCTACATACTGCCGGCACGTTCAATCTCCATTAATTTTTGTAATTTTGAATTCCATTGTTCTATTTCTTGGTGTTGTTCTTCAGTGTGCGGACCTTCAGGAATTTCAGGTCTAAACTTAATTACATGATCAAACTCATTAGGTATATCTTCAAAGTTATTAAATGTTTGAAGTTGTCCATCTATCATTATAACAAATTCATGCATTAAAATGGTCCTCCTGATGCAGGTGTATCTATTGTTGCGGATCCTTCACCAGTATCAATTGCTGTTGGTGGTGTTACATCAGCCAATGGTGTCAAATCACCATTTTTAATTTGTTGCCAAAGTCCTTGACCTATTTCTATTCTCTGTGGTGTCTTTGATCCTGGATTAGCGTAACCAACAGCATTTTGAAATTGTTTTCCTAGACTAGTAAAATTAGTATCGGTCCAAGTAATAAACCTTGCCTTTGGTCCTTTGGTCAAATAAGCAACTGCTAGTTTACAAGCAACTTTAGGATCATTTGCTAATTCTGGATTTTTGTAAATATCTACTCCAGCAAATCCTCCGTATAATTTATAATTGTCTGTACCAGTCAATTGGATAAGTCCACGTCCTCTATATCTCCAACCATCACCAGTTTCAGGTCCGCCGTTGCCCATTCTACTTCCATATACAACACTTCCTATTTCAACAGGCTTTCTATGTAAATCTTCAGATAATTGATAACCTCCAGGCTTCTTAAACATTCTAAATGTAGCTCTTAATCCTTCAGAACTATAATTTAAATTTTCGCTTTGCGGTTCATAATTACTTTCTGCTTTAATTTGGGCAATAGCCATAGCTAATGCTTCTCCTGCTCCTCCTTCTACTGCTCCGCTTTGTAATGCTTTAACAGGATCTAACCCTAAGCCTTTTATAAGTTCACTTAAGAAAAATCTTTGTGACTCTCGTCTTGATATTGGTTCTAAAGGTTGTGTTCCAACTTTGCCGTCATCGTTGCTTTTGAATACTTTGTCTATTTCAACAACTTTTGGATCTGAGTCTCCTGCTCTAAACACACCAGAAGTGCTGTTACGTTCTGGCATATCTGAATCTTTTGTTAAAGTTGGAGATGATTGCCTTAAAGAAGGAGATGATTGAATAATACTTTCTGTTGACCCTGGAGTATGTCCTGTTGGATTATAACTTTCGTGTCCTGACCAAGGTTCATGTAACGGAACACGTCTCGGAGTGGCCGCTTCTGCGGCTTCGCCTGCTCTTGTTGCATCTGCTGTTACTCGCAATGGATTTCCGTCTGCACCATTAATAATATTATCATCTTTATCTCGTACTTCGTCAGCATCGTCTAACGCCGCATTTGTTGCTGGTTTAGTAAATGTATCACCAATTACATCTGCTGTGTCAGCCGCCGTAGCAGGCACTGTACTATTCATGTGTACTTGTGATGCTGTTTCAGAATGTGTTCCTATACTTAGAATACTTGTTGTTGTTCCTGCATCTAATTTATTTGCAAGAAGGCTTTTAATTTGTGTACTTGCAAAACTTGTAAATTTATTGTCGCCTTTTGTATTCAAGTTAAATGCACCATTTACAGTTTGTCTGTAATCGCCAACTACTTTACTGTGTAAGTTTGCATTTACAGCAATATGTCCATCTTGGCTGACTTGTAAGTTATAATCTCCGGCTATAGTTGACCTTTGCGTTCCGGCAATTTGAACGTCTTCGTCGGCTCCTATTGCTTTTTGTCTAGCACCACTTACTCTAAGGTCTTGATTAATTCCAACATTTTTTGTGTCGTTATTTGAAATGATAACATCATTGTTTACTCCGACATGAACTTTTTTATCTCTACCTGTTGTTAAATTAAAGTCTCTTCCTGATTTAATATTAATATCTCTATCGGCTGTTATGTTGAGGTCTGTTTCAGTCCTAATGTTTATACTGTCATTGGCGTAAACATCTATCTTACCATTACCTGTAAGTTCAATCCATGCACTACCTTGTGCATTACCTATATAAATTAAATCTTCAGTATTGTGTAATAATATCTGATGTCCAGTTCTAGTTTTTAGTCTAATATGTTCGTTGAAAGGAAGTGTAACATCAGCTTTAGAAACATCTTTGGGTGTACTTTCAACATCATAATATTTCGCACCAGTAGTTGTGGCTGGACCTGATCTTAATAATGTTGGATCACCGTCATCCATTGTAAATGCTGAACCGCCAAGTCTACTTCTAAAATAATCAACTTGCGTTTCCTTTTCTCCATATTTTCCTTTAGGTCTACCATTACGTTTATCTAAAGGTCCTGGTGTATTCCATCCATACACTGTATTAGGTACATCACGTCTAGATGACGTAGATGTTAAACCTCTAATAATATCTGCTTGTAATCCTTGTGTTGCTAAAACTCTAGACATCATAGGATTATGTGGACGAGGAAATTTATCTGGATTAGTTCCTTTACGTGTATCTAACGGTCCTGTTCCTTCGCCTGATAAAATTGCTTTGTTATATTCTCCAGTAGGTAAATCTTTACCTTTAAGATCATCTCCCATATTTTCTTGAACAACATTTACTGCTTTGTCTGTAGGATATCCTCCAGGTACCATATGATTCATGTATTCGTCTTGTATACACCCTATCCAATATCCTTGGTTTGATAATCCTTCTGCAAACATAACCAGCACTTTTGTTCCTGGATCAGGTGGTACTGCCCAAAACCCGTAACTTTGCTGAGTACTATAATAATCGTTATTTTTTTGATTACTAGTTACAGAATTGACTCCGTAAAATGGCATACAGTATCTAACTGTAAATAGT